CCCTGTCGTCACCGTTCAGGGGACCAATGCCGCTCCCGCGAGCGGCACTGTGATCGCACGACTCAACGTCAGCGGTCTCCTGGCTTCTGCGGCTGCCGATTCAGGCGAGTTCGAGATCCTCGTCAAGGCTCCCCCGGAGAACAGCATCACCCTCCAGTTCACCGCTGGCGCTTCCGGCGCCAGCTCTGCCACCATCAACGGCTGGATCTTCACCTAAGGAGTCTCATGGCCACCTTCAATGACCTCGTGAGCCGAGTGAAGCAGCAGCTTCTTGGTTACACCAGGGATCAGGCTTCTATCTCTTACCTCACGGCGCCGATGGGGGCCAGCGACACCACGTTCACGGCCGACACGGACACGGTCAAGCAGATATCCCGAGGACTCGTCGAGATCGGGGACGAGCTGATGCTCGTCAAGTCCCGGGATACTTCTACAGGAGCCGTGTCCATCATGGCCGGAACCAACGGCAGAGGCGTCGAGGGGACTGTTGCGGTCCCTCACTCTGCCAACGACATCATCACCGCCGATCCGAAGTATCCGCGAGAGCGGATCAAGGAAGCGATCAACGACGCGATCAACGGGGTCTACCCGGATCTCTGGGTGTTCGGTGTACACGAGTTCCCTTGGATCGCAGCCCGTTACGAGTACCCGATTCCTGCTGAGGCGGAGGGCGTGTACAGGGTGATGACCAACACCATCGGCCCTTCGGCCGTATGGTTCCCTAACTCCTCGTGGCGATTTAACTCGCAGGCATCCACCACTCCTGGCCAGACCAAGCCGACACCGACCCCGACCGGCAAGAGCATCCAGGTGATGCGTGACTTCATCGTGCCCGGCCGGAACGTCCGCGTGATCTACACCAAGAAGCCGACCACTCTGTCGAACCTGACGGACGACTTCAGCCTCACAGGCTTCCCTGACCGGTATATCGATCTGATCACGTACGGCGCCTGTTGGCGCCTTATCCCGGCATACGAGTCGGCTCGCCTCCAGCAGACTGCTATCGAGGCCACCGAGCGGGCTGAGCTTGTGCCTACCGGCTCCGCCTCGAAGGCGTCGCAGTACTACTTCAACCTTTACCGGACTCGCCTGGAGGAAGAGCGCGATCGCCTCTTCCGTCTGTACGAGACTTACCAGACCTTCAACGGCTAGGAGAGACATGGCTATCAGAAACTATTCCAGTGTCGCGGCCGAGACTACACTTCAGTCCGGCGTCAACAACGTAGCCACGGTCATCCTGGTCAATTCCACCATAGGCCTTCCGGCCGTACCGTTCACGCTTGCACTCGACTACGGTGCCGCAACCGAAGAGCTCGTCGACGTCACGAACGTGGCAGGCAACAGCCTCACAGTCACTCGTGCAGTCGATGGCACGGCAGCCACGACTCATGGCGCTGGTGCCAAGGTGCGGCATGTCTCCTCCGCCCGGGACTTCCGGGAAGCCAACACCCACATCAACACCAGCACCGGAGTTCACGGGCTCACGGGTGCGGTCGTCGGAACGACCGACACCCAGACCCTCAGCGGCAAGACCCTGACGAACCCGACAGTCAACAACATGACTTTCGACGGCACCGTTACCGGCGGCGTCTTCATCCAGAGCAACGCCACCAACGAGACGACGCTCCGGATCAGGGAAGTAGCGAGCCAGACCTCCCCGACGTTCGAGGTCCTCGATCAGACTGGGGCCACGATCGCCGAGGTCGGCAGCCAGATCGGTATCAACAAGACCATCCTGAATTCCATAGTCGAAGTCAACATGGACGGGACGGGTGGAACCAGCTGGAACCTGGCTGGCAATGCTGTCGCATTCGTGGCCAGCACCGGTGAATTCGACTCCAGGCGATCGACCAGCACCAGCACCAGCCTCATCAACCCCGCGACAGGGTGGACCACAACCACTTTCTCGTACGTGTGGAAGTCGCACATCCTTACGATGAGCGCCTCGATGACACGTACTGGTGCGGCGATCACCGCGAACTCTGTCGGTAACATCACCGACACCACGGTCGGAACCATCAACGCGTCCATCGCTCCGCATGCAGACTTCCCGGCATCTCCCACACTGATCTCTACCTACACCACAGGTGCGGCAGACGGTTCCATTTCCCTGAACCCGGACACCGGAGTCTTCACGATACTGACGCTGTCCCCGACTGCAACGATCTCCACGAACGACGTCATCACGTTCACGTACACGTATCCGATCGGCACTCTGTAAGGGGGCAGGCATGGGAACCCTTGTCAACAGAATCCCGTACGAGATATCGGGTCGGGGTAGCGGAGCACAGGGCCAGTACATCCCCACCGATCTTGATTATGACTACGCGATCGGTGGCATCCCGTTCGTCTCCGCCATCAAGGATGAGTTCCCTTATACCGAGCGCATGTCTCCGATCCGAAAGGATCAGTTCGACAGCTTCGCTGAGCCTGGAGAACAGTCTCTCCAGGGATGGTGGCTTCGCAGCCAGTCCACCTTCACGGGTGGAGCTGGCGTTCTGTATCAGGATCCCGACAACGACAATCAGTTCAACTACAGGTTCGCGGATTCTCTCGGTATCGACCCTTGGCATTCAGGGGACATGAGGCTGCTTCGCAGAACCGAGCGAGTCACTACCACTGCGGCTACCTCTGTACTGGCTCAGGGCTACGTCGACCCTACGGGGGTCGACTCTTACTGGCTGGTCGAAGGTGGCGACCTGACGAAGAAGACTGATGCGGGTTCCACGAACATCAGCATCGGCGGTACCACGATTCTCGACATCACCTCTACTGGCGCTACGTACATCATCGCCAGGACGGTGGGAGTCTGGAAGGGGCTGGACACCGCAGCTCCGACACAGCTCTACACCGACGCTCTCACCAATCCTGTGGTCGAGTTCGTCAAGGACCGGCTGATCATCACCAACGGTGTCAACGTGTATCAGGGTGTTCTCACGGCAGCAGCGGTGCCGCTGCCTGCCGCTAGCTACTCGCATCCTGATCCCAACTGGCAGTGGCGTTCCATCACTGACGGACCTACCGCTGTGTACATCGCAGGCGACTCCGGCACCACGAGCCAGATCCACAAGTTCTCTGTGATTGACAACGCTGGTGTTCCCCAGTTCAAGTGGGCCGGTGTCACTGCGACCATGCCTGCGGGTGAGATCATCAGGACGATCTACTCATACGTCGAGTCATTCGTGGGTATCGCCACGAACAAGGGCTTCCGTGTCGGCGAGATCGATTCCAACGGAGATGTCTCTTATGGTCCGCTGATATTCGAGGCGACCGGCGGAGCGAGAGGCATCGTAGGTAACGACAGGTTCATGTGGGTCGGCACCGGAGACGCGCACGACGGAGACTCCGGGCTGTATCGAGTCGACCTCGGCAACTCCACGCAGGAGCAGACCACCCGGACCATACGCTACGCGTACGCCAGGGACATCTACGGCGAGGTCACCGATGGACTGGTGAATTCGGTGACGATGTTCGGAGCTTCCGATCGCAAGGTGTTCACGATCCCGGCCTCGGGATCGTTCAGGGAGCGGGCGACCGAGCTGCTCCCGACCGGATACCTGAAGACCGGACGAATCAGGTTCAACACGGAAGAGCCGAAGCTCTACAAGTTCTTCTCTGTCAGAACTCCTTCGCCTCTCACTGGCTCCGTCTCGGTCTCCGTCCTCCCTGAAGGAGGCGGAGAGATCCCTTACATCACCTATTCGGGTGCGGCTTCTTCTGGCACGAAGGATGTAGCCACACCTCAGCCGGTCGGCCCGCAGAACTGGTTCTCGCTGAAGTTCATCCTCACTCGGGACTCGGTCACCACCTCGGTCGGCGGCGTCCTGAACGGCTGGCAGGTGAAGGCTCTGCCTGGTTCCATCCGTCAGAGGATCATCACCGTCCCGGTTCTGCTGTACGACAACGAGAAGGACCGTGCTTACCAGTCTTACGGGTATGACGGATTCGCTCGTGAGCGCCTGGAGCAGTTCAAGTCCCTGGCCAGGTCGGGAGACACATGGCTGTTTCAGGAACTCGCAGAGGATCTCGTCACGGAAGTCGTGATCGATGACTGGGAGTTCAAGCAAGACGGGCCACCCGCTCCTGCGGGGGCCCTTGGTGGGGTCCTCACCATGGTTCTGAGGACAGTGGCAGAGTCCACGTAACGCGACGCTCAAGGCGTCGCTACACCCAGGAAAGGGAGAAGAATGGGTGTCGAAGCACTTATAGCCGCGCTGGCTGGCATCGCTGGCATTGTCGGAGCATGGTATGGCGGTAAGCGTAACGCCACATCGTCCTCCGTCAGCATCGCTGCTGATACAGTGGAGCTCCTTCAGGTTCAGATCGAACTCCTGAAGGCTGAGAACGGCGAGCTTAAGGCTCGCGTAGAAGTTCTCGAAGCCCTTGTTACCCAGCGAGCGGAGGTCGAACAAGTGAAGCACGAGGTTCAGGGTGTGCGAGGTGTGGTCGATCGCATTGCGTCCAAGGTCGGTGCGTGATGGATCTACCTTGGTTCAAGCGAGACATCATCCGCCCCGCGACTGAGTTCGAGCACGAAGCCCTGAGGCACGTTCAGAGGGTCTTGCGTATGCCGGTGACCGGAGAGATGGACGACATCACGATCGCCGCTCTACGGGGCATACAGGGCGTTTTCGGGCTACGTATGACCGGCATCCTCGACAAGGCTACAGCCGAAGAGATCGAGAACATAAGGAGCTACTATGCCGTATGAGTCCGAGAAGCAGCGGAAGTTCATGTACGCCAAGCATCCCGAGATCGCCAAGCGATACGAGAAGGAAGGCAAGAACAAGGTAGTCAAGAAGGCTGCTGCGAAGAAGACCGGGCGGAAGAAGTGAGGGACGAGTGGAAGCGGACCATCCGGACTGTGGTGCAGACGTTGATTGCTGCGGCTGCTGCTGTCCCTGTAATTCTTCCTGCGGTCGGCGTATCGACGACTGTGGGCTTCGGTGCATTGGTGGTCGCGGTTGCTGCCGGAGTGACCAGGCTGATGCAGGTGCCACAGGTGGCCGAACTGCTTAACAAGTACTTCAAGGTGCCCATGCCTTAACATGGAGCAGAGGGGCCCTTAGCGGGGCCCCTCTTTTTTTTGCGTTCTACGAGAAGTCTCGCCCGATGATGATGACCTCGTCGTCTCCAAGGTCATCAAGATAGGTCATGAACTTCCTGAACAGCTCGAACGTCTCGTGCTCGTCGAACTTGTTGGCATCCCCCTTGAAGTCGTCGAGACGAAAGGCGTGAAGCACGCCCCGATCGGTCAGGTATGCGTCGATATAGAACACTAGAACCCCTTACCGCATCCGTTACAGTGACCGTAATCCTTCGGGTTGCTGGCCCCGCAGCCTAAGCAGGTCTTCACTTCTCGTCATCGAAGGTGAGGTAACCGCTGTACTTTCGATTCGCGGCAGAGTTGTACCAGTCGACCCCTTCCGAGCTCAGGGCGTCAAGAATCCCCTGGGAGACCCCACGGTATCCGGTGGTCGGACCGCTGACAGCACCAAGCACTACCGCCAGCACCTTCACTTCCTCCTCCGTCAGGTCGAGCCGGTAAAAGCTCCTCACCACGGTCTCGGTACGCTTCAGAATCTCAGCCATCAGTACTCCTTGATAGTGAACCGAAGCCTGCCGTCGGGCAGGCGTTCGACGATTACCTTACGCATGAAGCAGCCGCTCAAGCGGAACGGGAAGGATTACCCCCCAGAAACTCGACGGAACCGACAGGTAGATGTTGACAAGTACATCCCTTACATCCATCGTGCCCCTTTCCGGGCTCCAGCACAATCAAGGGCTGCGCAGGAAACAACCTCTTGGTCTCCAGATTCCATGCCTGCACCTGCGCATCAGCCCGGCAGGAGTTGCACGTCATCGCTGAACCTCGACCTCGTCGATACGAACAGTCGAATCAGACCAGCTCCACTCTGGTCCAGTCGGAGTCCAGTCAATGCCGAGGGTGTAGCTGCCGCAGGTCTTCTCGGCGTAACCTTGTGCGGCAAGAGCCGCACCGATCTGGCTATCATGGATAGAGATGAGGTCATCGCCCTCATAATCCACCGAGTGCATCACTACATAGACCTTGTCCATCAGTGCATCCCCTGACAGGCAGGCCACATCATGTTGTGGGTCCAGCACCAGTTCGGGTCACGCTGCGGGTCATTCATCATCGTCGATCGAGGCTTGAACAACGATCCAATCCGGCTGAACAGGTTCATCGGTGCACCAGCTTTCGTTGTCGTCGTCTTCCATTACAGGCTGCCACTCAGGTCCATCGCGTAAAGAATGGTGGCATAGTTGGCCAGATCCTTCTTGGTGTCCGCGATGGACTCGTAGTTGATATCCCGCCCGTCTTCGAGAAGGCCTCGAAGTCGACCTAGCTTTATCCCGATCAGGCAGAGAATCACCGTCTCGGTGTTCACGCCAGCCACGTTGGCGGCGTAGTAGAAGTTGGAGAACTCGTTGCTCGAAAGCCGGTAGTCCTCGTTCTTCTTTTCGAGAGTGTCGCGCATCTCGGCAAGGGCCGCAGGGATGAACATCTGGCCGGTCGGCTCTTCCTTATTCATCTTCCCACTCAATCTTCGTGACCTGCTTGCCGATGCGCACGTGAACGAATACCTGCTTCAGGATGCGGCAATCGTCGCGGGCTCCGTACTCGTCGCCCGGGGAGGTGTCATTTTTGG